GTGTAGACCTTTCCGGTGCGGGGAAGCTTAAAGAGCACGTCAACGGCAATATCAATGGCGCTCGTGGTGGGGATGCCAAAGTCCAGCACAGCATTGTGCTCATCGCCGGAGTTTGTGACGGTCGGAGCGGCACCAGCGCCAAGGCCGGTCACAGTGCCGACCGCGACAGTGGCAGCAGGGCCAGTCTCACCGGTGTCTCCTTTCTCGCCCCTGTCGCCCTTTTCGCCTTTGAAGTTGCCACTGGCGATGCCGTCCTTCAGCTCCTGCAAGTTGTCGGCGGCCTGCTGTGCGCTTGTAGACGCATTGCCCGCACTAGCGGCAGCTTCATTGGCTGCGGTCTTTGCGGCTTCTGTGGCGGCATTTACCTGCTCGACGGCTTTGTCCCGGGCAGCATCGACGGCCTGCGTAGTGGTAGACTGCGTATCCGTCACAGCCTTTACCGCTGCACCCTTGGCCGCTTCCACATCGTCGAGGGCGCTGGCCTTGGCCGTATCCACCGTAGCGGTCGCGGACGTCTGCTTGGCTGCCACAGCCTCCAGCGCATCGGATTTCGCAGAGCCGATTTTGTTCAGCGTGTCGGTCACGAGATCCTGTACGCCGTCGTAGTAGCCCTGGATGTCCTGGGCTGTCTTCTTTGCCTCGGCGGCAGAGCTGGCCGCATCCGTTGCCGACTGGGCAGCGCGGGCGGCTGCCCCTGCTGCGGCATCCTCCACTTCTTTTACTACATTGTCCTTTACCTCCTGGATGGCCTTTTCGGTTTTTTCCTTTGCGCTTGCTGCGGCAGCATCCGCAGCCGCAGACGCCGCCGGGCCGGCTGATGCCTCCACATTGTTCAGTGCATCCGTCTCGGCTTTGCGTATCTCCGTTACAGCCGAGTCTTTTGCGCCGAGGGTGTTTTCATATGCTTCATTGGCCTTTGCGGCGCTCTGTCTGGCGTCCTCTCCGGCCTGCCACGCCTCGTCCTTTGCCTGCTCCACGAGGGCTACCAGCTGTTGCCATGCAGGCACCGGCGGTTCGGGGATGTCCCCTATCGTGCCGCTGTTCATGGCTACGCTGTACTTGATGTCCGCGCTGGTCAGGGTGCGGGTTCCGTCGCTTCCCTCAAAGACGAGCCTGCCGCACCCGGGTGTAGAGGTCACGATGGCGGGTACTTCTATTTTTCCGTCCTCCACGAGCGACGAAAACAGCATTCCCCGCTCTGTGTGCCACAGCGCCCGGATGGTCATTCCCTCCCACTCGCCGGTCTGGGTGATGTTCAGCCGGTATATCCCCCGGTTCCTGCTGTAGCCCAGACGCAGCTGGTTGTCACAGCCCGATGTCCGCGCCGAACCTGTCGAGGCGAGGGAGATATTGCGTTCTATCATCAGGAGCTCTCCTTCCAGAGCTTTTTCAGCTCATCCACCGCGGGCTGTATCTCGCTGTTCTTGTTCGCCGCCCGCTGCAATATCTGCACCAGCAGCTTTTTCTCTGCGCCAGTCAGCGATGTTCCCTGCATCTCTCCCTCCGCCATCTTCTGCGCCTGCTGGGCGCTGGCTGCAGCGGAGTCCGCGCTTTCGCGGGTGTTCTTTACGGCTTCCAGCATCCGCGCCGTCAGGGCGTCCAGTGCATTATCCGTGTTCATTCTTCTCTCACCTCCACGATATTTCCCTTTGCGTCGATAACGGTATTTCCCGGCAGTGTAAAACAGGGGTGCGTCCAGCACCTGTAAAGGTCAGGCCAGCTCATGTTTTCCGGTTCGTTCACCTTGTATCCGCCCCAGTTCAGCTTATCCGGTGCCGTCAGCATCTGCGCCCACACCGCTTCAGCGCACTTGTACAGATACTCTTTCAGCGCGCTTCCGGTCAGGCCGCTGCCGTAGTCGTTCAGTACCGGCGTCCGGGTCCAGAGGCAGAAATGGAAATAGGTGTCCGGTACGCTCCCCGCCGTTTCGGCATCCGCCGCCAGCAGCGCCAGAGCAAGCTTCTTTGCATCGGCAAAGGTCGAGCCTTCCAGGTGGTAGTATTTCGGGCTGCTGGCCGAAGTGTATCCGTATGACTCGAATCCGAACTCATAGCACGAGGGCAAAAAGACCTTCCGGCTCAGCGTGGTCACCGTGTGGTTTCCTGTATAACTGCTGCCGCTTCCGGAGTAGCCGGGCGTGTAGTAAAATTTCGTCTCCGTCAGAATGTCTTTCAGCGCCTGTGGGGCGTCCTTCAGGTATTCGCTGTTCAGGTAGACGTCAATCAGGCTGTCGGCATACGTACACCATGTCGTGTTCCATTTTTTTCCGGTGATGCCGTGCCGCCGGGCAAGGAGCGTCCGGCCTTCGCCGTTCAGCTCTTTCTCATAGTCCTGTGCTATGACCACGAATTCTTCCGCCGCTGCCCCGTCCTTTTCCACCAGTTTTGTCACCGCTCCCACCGCCAGTTCCTTCAGCATCGGGAGCTTCGCCTCTGCCGTTATGACGATGTTCCCCGTCACATCGGGGATGGAGACGGTCATCTTTTTCTCGTTCCATGCGGTGGCTGTCACGTCTTCGCCGCCCATCGTTACCTTGATGGATATGAGCCAGTATCCCTCGTTCAGCGTCAGAGCCGCGGTGTACGCCTTGCCGCTCTGGACGACCGCGTCCGCCCGGCTCGTGCTCAGCCCGTTCAGCCGGTTGGATACCGCATACATCACGATGGCAGGTTCATCCCCGCCGCTCTGTCCATTCTTTTCCACCGTGACGCTGCACACGGCGCTCTTTCCTCCGGCGGCAGCAGTAATGATGCAGCTGCCGTCCTTCAGGGCTGCCAGCGTGTTCACGGCCTTTCCGTTTTCTACGGCGGTCGTCTGGTCTTTCATCACGGCCAGCGCCGCATTGTTCGTTGTCCAGCTCACCGCTGTCACGGTGGACTTGGTCGGCGTCAGAGTCGCGGTCAGAGTCACAGACTCGCCCTGTTTCAGCTTTACGGACGGTTTGTCCAGCACCAGCTTTTCCAGCGATACAGCCACCGACCGCACTCTGCGCTGCGCCAGCTTTCCGCCTGCGATGGCCGTCAGGAGCGCTGTGCCGCCTTTCACGGCGGTCAGAGCATTTTCCCGGAGCTGCACGATGCCTTCCGGTTCGGCCATCCACTCCACGGTCTGAGGTGCGCTTCCGGGCAGCACCGTGGCTTTCAGGGGGCAGGACTCTCCCACTTTTACGCTCAGCTCTTTGCTGTCCAGCCGGATGCTCTCCACTGCCACCGGCTCTGCCTGCTCCGGCGGGGGGCTGTTCCAGCGCTGCTTCAGCTGCGCTATCATGTCCCATGCGCTGGCGTCGGAGTAACGCATTCCGCTCAGCGCTTCAAGCAGCAGCGCGTGTTCCTTTGCAGCGCATCGGTCGGCCCCCCACTGCCGGTATCGGGCGGCCCTCTGTGCTTCCAGC